CCCGTGGGGTCTACTGTAGAAATTATGGGTGGTAATAAACTCATATTAAATGTCGGAGATATAATAAAAATAGATGCTTCTGTCGCTGACAAAGTTTCTGTTACCATGAGTTACATGGAGATAACCTAATGGCATATCTTGGCAACAATGTACCTGCTAACTTTCAAACACCACCGTCTGTCGTAAGATTTAACGGTGATGCTTCTGACACAACCTTTGCACTGGGTAGGACCATCGGTTCTGTCCAAGAAATACTTGTGAGTGTCGATGGTGTTATTCAGGATAGCGCAGCGTACACTGTGCCAGACGGTTCTACACTGACATTTTCCGCTGCCCCGTCGAGTGGCACAGGCAATATCTTTGTATACTTCCTAGACTTGGCTGCTGGCACAGTTACACCCAACGCAGAGTTTAAGGGTAATTTCAAGAATGGCGGCATGTTCCGCACTAACTCACAAGCCCTAGACACAAACATAACAATCCTTGCTACAGAGAATGCAAATGTAACAGGGCCGTTGACAGTTAACAGTGGTAATACCCTGACCATCAATGACGGGGGAAGGGTAGCAGTCATATGAGTACAATCAGAGTAGACACTATTCAGAGTACAGGCGGCGGTGCGGCTACCCTGACTAAACAGAGTGCGCCAAAAGGGTTTTGTCATTTTAACCAAGCAACCCCTGCCATAACTAACAGTCTTAACGCTAGTTCTTTAACAGATAGTGCTGCTGGAGCAGGTTTAGTAAACTGGTCTAGCGCAATGAGTGATGCAAACTACACCTGTATCACAGGAAACAAAACAGTCCATACCTCCACTTCTTATGTGGTGACGCTAAATGATGATTCTTCTTATGTAACAAAAACCGCTTCTGCGTGGCCTTTTAACAGTGTGTATGTAAATGGTTCGGATAATGCACATTTTGACTCCACTACAGCTATATGTGCCGCAATGGGAGACCTAGCATGAGTACCCTCGTAGTAGACACACTTACTGGCAAGTCCACTGCCACGACACTCACCATTGGTTCAACGCCCGTGGTCAGTGCATCGGCTAACTCGTTGACTATTCGTGGGGAGGGTAGCAATCAAATTAGTGTACAACAGGGTTTAACAAAGTTTTGGGTAAAATGGAATGGAACAGGAACAGCAGCAGAAAGTGACAGCTTCAATTCCAGTGGATTAACAGATAACGGAACAGGCGACACAACATTTGGATTTACTACGAATATGGGTAATGCAAATTATAGTCTTGCAACTTCAAATTCCTCTGCTGAAGCTAACAACTCACAAACTAATATGAATCAGCCTACAACCTCAACTATTAGAATGGATACTAGAAGCGGTTCAAGTGATTCTAATTTAGACACGTCTAAAAACTCTGGGCAAATCAATGGAGACCTAGCGTAATGGGATTCGGTACAGTAGCCTTTGACACACTCTCCGTATCAGGAGCCATTACTGGCACAGCCAAGTCTGTTAATGCAGATTATTTGGCGGCTGGTACAGCAAAATATCGGATACAATATAACGGTAGCACAAACGCTGTAAATGATAGCCTGAATCACAGTAGCTTTACGGATAATGGAACAGGCGACTACACGTTGGCCTTTACGAACTCCTTTACAGATACATCATACTCTTGTGTGGGCGCAAATCGTAGCCCCGGTGCTACCGCTGGTGGTCCTGACCAGTTTGACCACTCTGCTTCATCTGTAAGAAATTATTTGTTTAACTCATCAATTGCTGGCTATGACGGTACGCAAGCGTCTGTAATTATTTCAGGGAACTTAGCATAATGGACACACCAGAATTTCAAGGCACACACTTATGGGATAGGCTCTGCTGGGCCAAAGAAACCCTAGAGCCGTACCAGTCTGACTACCGTGTAGTCTATGAGGACAGCGTAGACGAATGCGCTAAGATACTGGTGCCTGATCCCAACTGGATGGCGTGTGCATTGCAGGGCGGTATCCTGCCACCCGTAGAAGTATATTGGGAGTTGGCAAAGGACGAAGCTGAAGAGGGCTTTACAAAGCACACTCGTGGCTACCTTTTGCACAACACTAAGCCTGTAGAAGCCATGACAGAAGAACAGGCTATTGAATA